ACGCCAGATAGAGAAGAATTTCTATCTGTTCTTAGTAAAAAATTTCCTAACGAGACATCGTTCACAAAAGAACAGATTGACTCGACAGGTTATTTTCCATACTGGTTGAAATCTACAAGATACAACTTTAAACAAGGTGCGATCTTCAATCTTCAACCGTTATTAGCAGTTGACAATACAAAGACAGCGCCCAAACCTGTGCCTGTTCCTGTTGCACCTGCGCCTGCTGTTTCAAATATGCCAGTTGCGGCTCAAACACAGGCAGTCAATCTGATTGACGACAATATTAAAATTGTTCCTGAGAAGATGTCAAACTATGTACCATTTGGACATTTCAAAGATGTCAAGAATATAATCAAGTCGAAGATATTCTTTCCTGTTTTTGTTACTGGTCTTTCTGGTAATGGTAAAACTCTTATGATTGAACAAGTATGTGCTCAACTTAAGAGAGAATTGTTCAGAGTCAATATCACAATCGAAACTGATGAAGATGATTTGATGGGTGGTCATACTCTTCAAAATGGTAATATTACTTTCAGAGAAGGTCCTGTTATCAAGGCGATGAGAAAGGGTGCCGTTCTTCTTCTAGACGAAGTTGATCTTGGTTCTAACAAACTTATGTGTTTACAATCAGTTCTTGAAGGTAAAGGATATCTAATCAAGAAAACTGGTGAGTGGGTGACACCTGCACCTGGTTTTACAATTCTAGCAACTGCTAATACAAAAGGTCAAGGTTCTGAAGATGGCAAGTTCATCGGTACTCAGATCATGAACGAGGCAATGTTAGAAAGATTTGCTATCACAATGCAACAAGAATATCCTTCAGTTGCTATCGAAAAGAAAATACTTTCTAAAGAGATGGCATTGACTGGCGATGTCGATCAAGAGTTTTGTGAGAAACTTGTTGACTGGGCAGATATCATCAGAAGAACTTATTACGAAGGTGGTATCGATGATGTGATTACAACAAGAAGACTTGTTCACATTGTTAATGCTTTCAGAATGTTCAAAGACAGAATGAAGTCTATCGAAATGTGTATTTCAAGATTCGATGAAGAGACTAGAAGTTCTGTTATTGATCTTTATACTAAAGTAGATGCTGGTGTTAATCTTGATGAAGAAAACTCACTAGACGAAACTGAAAATTCAGAGTATAATGAATACGATGAGAATGTTTAGTAAGAAAATTGACTACAAATATAACGAAGACAAACTCATAAAAGAGTTTGCTCGTTATATTGATAATACTTATGATCAACATTACTCACTCAACAAATACCAATCGACAGAGTTTATTATTGACTCTGGACATGGTGAAGGTTTCTGTATCGGAAATATTATGAAGTATGCACAACGATACGGAAAGAAAGGTGGCAAGAATAGAGCAGACTTGTTAAAAGTTCTGCACTATGCCTTGTTTATGTTACATGTGCACGACAAAGGAGACTTATGAAAATTAGTGAAGAAACTAGAAGTATCTTAAAGAACTTCGCAACGATAAATTCAGGTATCAAAGTTGATTCAGGCAATCAACTGAAGACTATCTCGAATATGAAAAATATACTTGCAGTTGCAAGTGTACCAGAAACGTTTGATCAAACGTTTAGCATTTATAATCTAACAGAATTCTTGGGTGCAGTATCACTCATGGAAACACCAGATTATAATTTCAATGAGCAATCTGTATCAATATCAGATGATAATTCTGCAATGACTTACTTCTATGCAAGTGAGGGTATGGTAACTTCTCCAGAGAAGATGATCACTATGCCAGATGCAGAGATTAAAATTGATATGTCCTCTACACTTCTGTCCGAATTACAAAAAGCGGCCAGTGTTCTTGGTGTAAATGATCTTGTACTCAGTTCAGATGGTACAACTATTAAATTAGATGTTACAGATAAGAAGAATGCAACATCAAATACTTTCAGCAGAATAGTTGGTGAGGGTAACGGTGTTTCATATACAATGAACTTTAAGATTGAAAACTTAAAAGTCTTAGAGGGTAATTACGAAGTTTATGTATCTTCAAAAGGTATATCAAACTTTAAAAACAAAGACGTAGACTTAGAATACTTTATTGCACTTGAACCAGATTCAAAATATAATGTGTAACATATATAAGAATAAGAGTGTGATTGATGTGCTAGTCTCCGCGTCAACCATGGGACTTGAGACATCTCATCAGAAATCTTTGGGGTCTCAAGACGATCATTCGGAGGGGTTTGATCATCTATTATGAATACAGAAAACTTTTTATACGTAGAAAAATATCGTCCTCAAACAATCGAAGACACAATCTTACCAGCAAATATCAAGAAGTCATTTCAAGAATTTGTATCTAACGGTGAAATACCAAATCTATTATTATCTGGTTCAGCAGGTGTTGGTAAAACAACAATTGCAAAAGCAGTATGTAATGAACTTGGTGCTGATTACATTGTTATCAATGGTTCAGATGAAGGTCGTTTGATCGATACACTTAGAACTAAAATTAAAAACTTTGCATCTACAGTATCACTATCTGGTGGTCCTAAAGTTGTAATACTAGATGAAGCAGATTATATAAATGCTGATTCAGTGCAACCTGCATTGAGAAACTTTATAGAAGAGTTCTCTTCGAACTGTAGATTCATATTCACTTGTAATTACAAAAACAGAATCATACCAGCACTTCACTCTAGATGTACTGTTATAGATTTCAATATCACACCAGATGAAAAACAAAGACTTGCATCAGTATTTTTAGCAAGATTAATGTTAATATGTGATGATGAGGGTATCAAGTATGATCAGAAAGTTTTAGTTGAACTTATCTTAAAATTCTTTCCAGACTTTAGAAGATGTCTGAATGAAGTACAAAGATATGGTGCAAGTGGTGTAATTGATAGTGGTCTTCTAGCAACTTTATCAGAAGAAAAACTTACACCATTAATTAATATGATTGCAGAAAAAGATTGGAAAGGTATGAGAAAGTGGGTTGGTCAAAACTCAGATCAAGATTTCAATACACTTTTCAGAAAGGTTTTCAATGCACTTGAGCAAAGATTAGAATCATCTTCTATACCCGCAAGTGTTTTGATTATTGCAGATTATCAATACAAATCTGCATTTGCTATGGACTCAGAGATTAATTTCGTTGCTTGTCTAACAGAAATAATGTCCGAGTGTAAATTTAAAAAGGAGAAATGATGGGACAATACGATGATAAAGTAAAACTTCAGAGACAGATACTTGCCGCTGAAGAATACAAAGATAAAATTAAAAACATTCATGCACATAGTACAGACACCATGTATTACGAAACTAATCCAGAAGATGCACTTGCAGGTGTAATCGATACTGAATACATGGATGGTAGAATAGAACGTAAGTGTTCAGACGGCAGAAGATATAATATCAAAGAAGGTGTTACTGGTGTTGATCTAGTAGATAAAGTTTCAAGACACTTAGTAGACTCAGGCGAAGCACTTGTCTAAACGTAATCCATTCGACTTTGTTAAGAACGTCAGTTATGACAAGGTCGATATCATGGTTGATGAAGTCGAAGAAAAGGCATATCAACCATTCTTAACCAATAGGGCATTGTCCTACCACCAAGATTGTGTTTATCTTATTAATGAGATGAACTGCAATCACCAGTTGGATAATCGTCTTCAGTATTCATTTTTAATAAATACTCTTAGAAAAAGAAGGCGATTTTCAAAATGGCAAAAACCTTACGAAAGTAAGAAATTAGATACAATAAAATCCTTTTACGGTGTATCAACTCAAAGAGCAAAAGAGTATCTAGAGTTATTAGATGATAAACAATACCGTGAATTGAAAGAAAGTATGAATTTTGGTGGATCAAAACATGGACGAACAGATACTAGTTGATAAACTAGTCGAAATAAAATTTCAAGAAAAAGACGATTTTCTAAAGATAAGAGAAACTCTTACACGTATTGGTGTTGCCTCCAGAAAAGATCAAGAACTTTTTCAATCATGTCACATATTGCATAAGAAAGGTAAATACTACATTGTGCATTTCAAAGAACTGTTTCAATTAGATGGCAAAACTGCAAACATAGATGAGTCAGATATTGGACGTAGAAACTCTATTGTCGATCTTTTAAGACAATGGAATCTAGTAAGTGTATTAAACCCAAATCAGATATTAGAACCTAGAGCACCACTATCACAAATCAAAGTCATACCATTTAAAGAGAAGTCAGAGTGGGTTTTGACTCAAAAATACTCAATCGGCAACTCGATTTCCTAAATAATCCCTTTAGGAGGAACAAACTATGTTAGAATTTTTCCAATGGATTATAGCA